ATTTAAGGTTGTTACTGCTGAAGGATTTAGAGCATTCCAAGAGCTAACAATACTTGGGCTTGGGTCGGCCATACGAACAATACTTAGGCCGTTAGCATTTAAGTGATTTGCTAGGGTTGGTGATGTGTCGCCTGAAAGTCCTGTTTGATCAACGGTGAATACAATATTAGCATCGTCATCGGTGTCAATATTAATCGCTCCTTGGCCAACAATGGTTCTAGCTGTTAATTTTCCTCCAGAATTATCAGCCATGATAATCTGATTAGGATCATAAGTGCTAGGCGCATCACTTAAATTGGTAAAATTAATTGAGCCTTCAACACCAAATACAGCATACAACTCTGTAAAGTTTTCGTTAACTTTGCGAAACGATTCACGGATACTGTCACCAGTACCGTCATTACCTTGTACGCCGATATCAATAATTTGTTTTGACATTTATATTATACTCCGAAACTTGATCCGCAACCGCAAGTTGTAGTTGCGTTTGGATTTTTAATTGTAAATTGTGAGCCCATTAGCTCTTCTGTATAGTCTATTTCTGCACCTTGTAGATATTGCATACTCATGCTGTCTACAAGTAGTTTAAATTCGTCTAAGGGAATTTCAAAATCGTCTTCGTTAACTTCTTCGTCAAATGTAAAACCATAGCTGAAACCACTACAGCCTCCTCCTTGTACAAATGTACGTAATGCTAGTTTAGGATTACCTTCTTCGTAGAGTAAATCCTTAATTTTTGTCTTTGCTGAGTCGGAAATGGTTATCATGATTGCCCTCGATACGTTATTTATCAAATGATTTTTATAATCTTAATGTAAATACATCATGTACTTAGGACAAGAATATGCCCAGCAATGCCACTATCGTAAGAGCAAATACGGTACAATGCATGCCTATATGCGTAAAAAAACGGTATTAATTTTTCAATGCGATTGTTGCGGGGGTATGTTTAAGCGTGATCGAGGAAACATGGATCCTAAGAGATTAAACAATAATGTCTATCATGTTTGCGGAGATTGCGATGCTAAGAAGTTTGCTCAAAGCAAAGGTGTTGAAGCACGTAAAGTTTGGGATATGCCCGTAAGCAGTCTTAAGACGATAGACCAACTCTAGAACTAATAACGTTCCAGTTGATAATTTTCCACTGATTTTCTAAGTAACGTTTTTTATCAGCTTGATAATCTAATGCCCAAGCATGTTCCCACCAGTCAATTATCAGTACAATGTCCATTTTAATTTCGTGATTTTTAATAGTTTTAATTTTACCATCACGAGCTAGATATGCCCATCCACTGCCTTGTATAGCCATCGCTTCTTTAGCAAATGCATCTTTAAACTTGTCAAATGTTTTAAAATGTTTAGTAATAAATTCACCAGCTGAGCCATCTGGCGCATTAGAACTAGTCGTTGGTGCTTGATATTGTGTAAACAACAAGTCATGTAAAAACGCACCTGCTTCGTTAAAATCGGCATCGCCTTCACCATCATTAAAACGATCAACATAAGCCTTGTATAACTTACCATAGTGATAACGAATAGTATCTTCGCTGATTGCCGGATCCAAATCATCCTTAGCATAAGGAAGTTTAGTTTGTACTAGAGTTTTTGGTGTTTTACCTTCGTTGAGGGTAATATGCTTGATAAAGTTGTACATAGTGTATTTACCTAGAATTTTAGGTCTATGTACTCTTTACGATAGCTATCAAAATTAGGTGTTAAATTATAATCTTTTAGCTTAATACACAGCTGATTATATTGATCTGCGGTCATGTTTCCCCATGCACGATGATTAATACTAGCCCACCGATGCGGGTCATGCACACCTAAGAAATTAATAAATGCAGTAAATTCTTCAGCAGTATTACAATCTCTAAGATATGGAGATGCGTAGTCGTCAATTTGTTGATGACATTTTTCTAATGCATTATTTTTAATCACCCACAACGCATATAGAATAAATTCGCTCTTTATGTTAGTTGCAAATTTAAACCATTTAGAAAATGCCCTCAATCCGCCTTTTAGATCTATCAATCCTTTTACCAAGTCCGTGTGCAAAAACATAGGAGTAGTTATAGATATGCCATATCTGTTTGGTGGCCGAGGCCTAAAATCTAACCATTTAGCATATTGATTCCATATTTCTATGGGCATACTAAAAACACTGGACTTCCGATAAGGAACTTTATACTCGTCAAGGTCAAAATTATTGTGCGACCAAGATTTTATTAAAAAATTTTGACTGTCAAGAACTAAGTAACCAACTGAAGATATTTTTGTAGCAATCGCTAGTTTTAAAATTTGTTGAGTTTCCCATCCTATTGCCCAAGGATTAATTGCATTAGGAGTCCAGTGAAACCATTCTCCGTCAAAGTCGTGTAGTGTTAGTATAGAAAGATTATGATTATTGTAGTAATCTTTAATGTGTTTGTTAAAATAATCAAACCAAGGAGCAGTGTTTTCTTCGTTAACTATAATCCATACAGGGCAATTTTTATCTAAATACAGATTAATGCTTTGAGCTTGTAACTCTAATAAAGGCAAATCTCTAGTACATGTTACAGTTATAATAGGTATGTTCTTGTGCATAATATATATAGTAGCATATTTAACGCTAAATAGTCAACAAGGAGATTAACTATGTTAAACGCACTAAAAAAACTTTTTGGCATAAAGGCTGCAGAAAAGCAAGAACCGCAGATTGAAGTACCTTATAAAATTGAAACACCTGCTCCGGTAGTTCAAGAACCAGTTGCTGAAACAGCTACTCAAGCAATGGTTGAATCTGTAGCACCTGCTAAGAAAAAGCCAGCGGCTAAAAAGCCAGCGGCTAAAAAGCCACGCAAGCCAAAAGCACCAAAACAATCTTAATCAAATTTTTTAAGTTTTTCAAGATACAGTTTGAAATCAGACTGTATCTTTTCTTTCCTTTTTTCCGTATCGGTTGAATCTGGTAATTGATTCAATTCTTCAAGTTGTTCTCGAAGAGTTTCAATACGGTGTATTAGTTGTTCTCTAGATAAGTTTGAGCTTGATTGTATAGTTCCATGCTGGCGAGGTTTTTGCCCTTGCTTTCGCACATTATGTCGAACTGGTTTAGAAAAGTTATTGCCCATTCGTTTGTTTTTTGATTCCAATAAAAATCTGAGTGTGCTCTAAGTTTTTGTTTTTTGTAGCCTTGTTCGAGCAACAAAGCATGATTAGGTAATGTATTAACGCAGTGGTCGACTAGAACATCTTCACGACTGACTGAATAATGACAAGTAGGGCGCACACCACGCCAACTGTCCAAGACACGCTTAACACGATGATCGTCCGCGCTGATATATTCGGACTCACGTATCCAATGATGGTGAATATCAAGCACAATAGGAACGATATCGCTAATAGTAAGGCAGTCATCTAAACCCCATGCATTCTCTTCGTTTTCAATAGTAATACAGTTACGTGCCTCGGGAGATAACCGCTTGTAAGCACTTCTAATACCATCCGGACCTTGTTTACCTGAAATATGAACATTGATTTTAAAGTCTTGAAATTTCTTACCATAGCCCATGTATCGAACCATGTCTGTATGATATTCAAATTCTTCTAAAGATCGTTGAACAATACCTTCGTTAACACTAGCAAGAACAACAAACTGACCAGGATGCATAGAAACACGGGTACCGCTTGCACGAGCACTATCACCAATAAGGCTAAAATTGCGCTCAAGATAGCTGACAACGTCAGGCTTGCGCCAAAAATAACTCCAACTAGGCTCGGTATAAGCAGGAAGAATGTCGCTACTAAGGCGAACCATCCTAAGATTTTCATTGAGTCCTCCCACACGGTCTACAAGTTTTTGTGTAGCCGAAATGTTTTGCACCATCAGATCCCAGAGTCTTTGCTCTGCTACATCCTTTGACTGTCTATTTAACCAAGTTATGGTAGTTGTACCAGTATTATACTGTTTGGCATCATCGTCTTTCTTGATACCATCTACTTGATCGGCGCGGTCGATCCATTTACACGCAAAGCCTATTTTACCCATTACCAATGCCTTATAACGCCTGCAATTATGAAAAAGTTTGTGATAATGTATATTAACACAATTAGCGTACGAATGCAAGCAATTCGGTCCGCTTCCACGTCCGAACTGCCTGATTTTTCTCCTAATGCTTTAGCCCAAATGCGCCAAAGTTTAGCCTTCGTAGATTGCTGAATTGGCTCCATGCTCAAACACTTCAACTGATTTAACTCTTACTGTTGGGTTAACTGGGTAACGCATATTACCTGATGCTAATAAGTCAGCCATTTTATCGTAGGCCATTTTAGCAAACATTTCGCATCCTACCGCAGGCACAATACGCAAGTCACAAACTCCGCCTTGATCCTGAAGTCCAAGTTCTGCCATTTGTTTGAACATGTCTAGTTTTGGGTCATCTTCAGCAACTACCAAGGTGTGATCAAACATATAGTCTGCCCACTCCTTAAATGCTTTGAGTCCACCAAAGTCCATACACCAATTTTTATCATCTAGTGTATCACATTCAAATACTAGTTTGATACCAATCGAGTATCCGTGTAGTAATGAGCAATGACTATGAGTTGAGCGCCATTGTCTAAAACAGCATGATAAGCCGCGGTCGTTGCCGTATGTTTTTGTCGAGTAAAATTTTGCCATTGTTATCTCCTTAGATTAGCAATGGCGGCAGAATTTATATTGCGGGATGACGCCTAAGGCCGCATAATGTAATTATACAGGTTTATATGTTAGAGTCAACTTTATTGGCGACTAATTGCACCAAAAGGTAACCATTGACCAGGAGCACCACTGTCCATGCATATCCAGCCAACATAGTTGTCTACAGTTGGATTTGAATTCCAGCAGATGTCGCCTTTATTGAACGAGCCAACTGTTGGTGCGCTAGATCCTGTAATAAATTTTTTATTTGAAAACTGAATGTTCCCACTAACTGCCAAATCAACATCATCTGGAGGAGTGTTAATTCCCACAGTTAATTGTCCAAACACTTTAACTGGAACTTTTGTATTTTGTTTATCACCAATTGTAATTTCATTTCGATCTGCATAAAACTTTTCTTGTCCTACAACGTCCATTACAATTTTTTGATTTGAGGAAAGTTTTCCGTTAGTTATAGTGAACTCATTGCCATCGTTAAACAAAATAGTTTTTGCATTAATCACTGCACGACTGGCGTTGATCCTGTCCATAAAGGTAGCTTCGCCCTGAACATTCAATTCATCGAGAGTTCCTAGTTTAGAAATATTTGATTGAGTAACATTTGGCCCAAGCCCTTTGCTAGAAATAACAGAAACTCCGTTTATCATATAACTTTGATCTTCTGCTAAATCAATAGATTCTGTGGACCATAGTCTATCTGGGCCAGCCATCATAACAAACTGTCTCATGCTACCAGTACCGGTCCAAACTAATCCTTGTCCGTAAATTGCACGTTCTCTGCTTGTTTTAAATTCTAAAGGTTGGTATCTGTCGATACGGTTGTCAGCTACTACAGTATCAACAGTTAACGTACCATAAATTCTTACATCAGCATTTTTAGTCGATTCGTTTCCAAAAACAACTTGTCCATTATTTTTTATAGCAATTCTAGGCAAATTGTCTGTTATGATTTCTAAATCATGACTAGTATATGTTCCTATCTGTGCTAGATTATCTCTTGGTGAGCTAATGATTACTTCTACATTATTATCAACTACACTTAGTACGCCGTTTGGATTATCTGTGTTTAATCCTAATCTTCCAAATGCACTATTAAAATGTGCAAAATCTGCAATCGAAGCTTCGCCAGAAACTACAAGTTTTCTTAAAGTTCCAAGTTCTTTTAAATTACTTCTTGTAATAGTCCCGCCAAGACCATCTTTACTAAGCACAGGCGTATTTTCAATCATGTAAGATTTGTTTGCAGCAAGATCTATGTCTGCGTCAGTC